GGCTGCCGGATCTGGAACGTTTTCCTGATCTCTGCCATCATGCACCCCCTGTCACCTTGATGTGCAGATTGCCGCCATACCGGTTGTAGTTTGCCGCCGACACCTTGAAGTGTTCTGTGCCGGCCAGGTCTTTCGCCGTCTTCATCTGCACGCTGCACTGCCCTTTTACCAGGTAATCATCCTTTTTGACCAGGACTGTTATATCCGGTATGCGGACCGTATAGGCATCCGCGGTCTTCCTGCCTTCCGTGGTGACACTGGACTGTTCTGCCTCATACCACCAAACAGCCGGGATGTATGTACTATCCCATTCATCCAGACGGGTTGCCGGATTGTAATGGCGGTGGTAGAGGGTTGCGTCAGTGTTGGTCAGCATTTCAGGCTCCTGCTGAGCAGACCGGTATTGAGCAGGTAACGCCTGCAGATCCGGTACATCTTCTGCCCGAGCAGTTCTGTTCGGTCTATCCCATCCGACACTTCCGTCACATAGGTGACAGAGTACCCGTCTGTCGTTTCGGACTTCTTTACCTGCCCGTCATCCCTATAGCACACATCAAAGACCGCTTCCGTCATTTCACAGGCACAGTCCTTTAAACCAGGCACAGCTTCCGGAACGGTGATCCGGTTCAGTGTGTACTGGTCAATATAGCTTTCTGCAATGCGTCTGCATTTTTTGAAATCCGCTTCTTTTTCGATACTGCCTTCGTATTCATCCCGGTAATATCCAAACTCTGTGTAGTGTGCCATGCTTCACCACCTCTGTGTTCTTTTCATTCTGCTGGTGCAAGGACTGCAAACGGACAACGTTTTGCCTTGTCTTTCTGCTGAGAATTGATCGGGTTCGGGATCTCCCAGCCCAGACGCATAACTGCACGCAGTGCCACCATGTCGTTCTGCATCAGGTTATAAGCGATCGTGCCGTCTGTGTTCTGGACAACACCCTCGGTGAAGAGTTTGAATGTAATGTCCTGACGCATCGCATAAACCAGCTGCGAGAAATCGCCTGTGATGATCTGTGCTTTCGTTTTATCGAAAGTTCCGTTGTTCGGGAAATACATACCGGAACCGTCCAGCGTGTAATTTGTGCCGGACTGCATATCGGTTTTGAAAATCGGCTGTCCGGTCGTATCTTTCAGGCTCCTGAGTTTCGCCCTTACGGAAATATCTGCAACGTGTCCGTTCACAAAATAGCCAGACTGTTCTACCTTTGCAATGATACCATCCTCACCCATGATATCCGCATACAGGTCAGCCGTTGTTTTTACAACGCTTCCGGCTTTCGTTGCGGTTGCTACCAGGTCATCCCTCCAGGATGCCGGTTTTTCAACTCCAAAAAGTACTGCACCGTCAATCACCTTTCCAAAAGCTTCCTGTACCCTCGGTCTTACCTCGCCCCAGATATCGTAGTCTGCATCTTCCAGAACTGCTTCCGGAATCGGTACAATAACTGCAATCTCTTCCGCAGTGATGTATTTCTTATCCCATGACATCTTTGTGGTCTTTTTCTGTCCGTTGTCTCCATTCACAAAATATGCCATCGGGAGCATGTCCAGTACCGGCATGCGGTACTTGTTGGAACTCATGTTTGGCAGTCTTTTGCCCATTCTCAGTACTGCCGATTCTGATACAACCCCCTGGATGATCTCCCTTGCATACTGCTCCGGGATCAGGGATTCTGCACCGCTGCGGTCGATCAGGTTTGCATCCAGATCAAACAGTCTTAAATTCATTCTTTTTTTCATCTTCTTGCCGCCTTTCTGATTAAGGAATTAACAAAATCATTGGTATTGTTTCCGGCTCCACCTCCGGATCCTGCCGCCCCGTTCTGTTTTGTCTGTGTGTTCACACGATAACCGCCACCTGCATAATGTGGGTTGTCTTTCAGAAACGCTTTTAAAGCTGTTTTGAAATCGGTCTTATCATCCACTTTCTTCGATACCTCAAACAACACAAAATCTGTGTACTTTGCGTCTACACCGTTTTCTTTCAGGATGTCTTTCTGTTTGTACGATTCCAGCTCTTTTTTTGCGTCATCGCGTTCTTTTTCGATGGCAACCACATCCGGCTTGTTCGCCTGTCTCTTTGCTTTGAAATCACTGATTGCTGTTGTGATTTCTTCCTCCGTCATGCCCTGGCTTCTGAAATAATTGGCAAGTGCCGCACGTTCCGCTTTGCCTGCCCTTGCGTTTGCGATCTCTTCCGCCTGTTCATAACTGTATGTTGCCCCGGCATTTCCCGTATGGCTGCCGTCTCCATTCCCGGCACCATTGCCCTGTCCAGCAGAGCCGGCTCCTCCTGCATTGCCGTCCTCAAAGAGCCTTAAATTCATTTTTCTATACATTGTATCTTCCTCCTTCGAGATTTTCCCAAGCTTTTAACGCCTTCATGTTTTGGGCATAAGAAAAGCACCCTCATAAGGTGCCAGTTAGTGAAACTGTATGCAGTTGTATTCCCGGTTGATCTCCGTGATCCCAAGGAACCACGAGTCCATCAACAGTTTTCCCTGCTCTGACAGGCGATCCCAGCGGATGTCTGCATCTCCGCTGCTTAATTCCGCCCGTATCTTGTCCTGTGTCAGATCATGCAGTGAATTGACCAGGTTGCAGGTCAGTGCGGATACTGCCGCACACGCACGGTCAGCACCGCTCTCGGAACGTGTCCCGGCATGGCCGACCATCCGGATGCTGTGCTCCGTCATTTTAATGCTTATCATGGTTTTCATCACCGCCTTCCTACGGATAACCGTCTGCCGTTGAATTGTACCGTGTCGCCAATTTGTGCCACTTCATCGCCAATCCTCACCCCCTTCAGCTCTGCGTGTCCGTCAATGTCCCGGTATAAAAATTTGATCGTCCTGTAATTGATCCGGCTCGCCAGCCAGTTCGGTGCAAGCCTGTCTGCGTCTTTTGTAACGGTGTAGTGTTCAGTCATTGGAATAATCTTCCACAACTGTTTCAATCCCATATTCCAGTGCACAAGTGTGTTCGATACGGCATCCTCTTGCTCCTTCCCAGTCTTTTGTGAAATACGCAATATCAGCACCCGCCAGAAGTTCCAGGGATTTTCCCAGGAACCAGAGCGGTTTTGCGTCTGCCGGTGCACTCTGGAAGAAGCTGTCAATGACCTCTACCGGTTCATTTAACTGTCTTTCCGCACACTGGATTGCTCTTTTCCTCTCTCTCAGAATCTCCTCGTCTGATTTGCCTTTCATTGGCTGGCTGATAAATAATTTTTTCATGTTTTCATCCTCGCTTTCTTAATACAGTGTTGATTTATTTAATTCTTCCACCAGTTCCCTCTCACGTTCTGAAAGTTCATAACAGATGGCATCCTCTGCCTGCTTTCTGGCATTTTCTGCTGCCTGCTTTTCTGCATTCTGCTTTCTGGCTGCCGCCTGATCTGACAGCAGAAGCCCTGCCCCGTAAATCTCTTTTTTCATGGCTCTCTGGGCGTCCAGGCTTCGCACAAGCTGGCATTCTTCACGCCTTACCCTGAAATGTACGCCGTAGCGTGCCATTTTCTGCATCATGGCAGCGGTGACAATATGATCCGGATAATCATACTTTGACAATTTCCGTGCCTTTTCCCGCTTCAGTTTTTCCACTGTATCATTTACCAGCCGGGTCAGCTCCGGTGATGTCTCCGCTACCGTTTCCGGTTCGAAGCTGGTGACGAACGATGTCTTCACCGTTGCCCCGTTTTCGTACACGATCGAACAGTCACACACAATGTGGTTCATTCTGTCCCAGGTAGTCTTGCCGGATAATGCCGTGAGTGACGGGGCAAACAAAAAGAACGGGATGCCCCGTTCCAGATAAAATTCACATATGTTTTTCAGGATGGAAAAAGGTGGGTTGTCCACCACCACACATCCCGGCGGATATTCGTCTTTTTCGTAATCGCCGCCCGGCCAGAATGGGCGAATCACGTTCTCAGGATCAATATTGTAACGTTTGCACACCCAGTCCTTTATGACTTCGTATATCTCCGATGGTGTATAGCAGTCGTCTGTCGTTTTCTTCGGTTTGAATTTTTCGACAAATTCTTCGTAAGTTTTGCTTTTTATGTTTCTCACCTCCTTAAAAATGGGTACAAAAACAGCACGCATCTCTGCGTGCTTAGACTAAATATCTGGCTTTTGTAACTAATTGGTTTGATAAAAAATATCATCTCTTATCGACTCAAGCATATATGTCTTTTCGGTTGCTTCCTGCTTTCCGTCCATCCAATATACAGACTCATCTTCAATATACTCCATAAAATCAAGGTATGTATCCACATCAATTTCGAACATCATGCCGTTTTGCGTTGTCAAAACTCTCTGTACCAAATTATTATCCGAGTATTCTTTTTTAAGGTACTCTATTTGTTTTTCGTTTAATTTAAACTTTTCCATCTTGAATACTCCTTACCAATTTTTCGCTTGTTGGATTACATTGAATCAGTGCACCATTATCCGGATTGATAGAAACTGTAGCTGTTTTTCCTATGTACTTTTGACTTCTTCGCCCCTGCCTATCTGTCTTCACATTTCTGACATCTAACGGTGTTTTTAATGCTTCGGATATATCGTCCACTGTAACTCCTGATCTTGGTTTTCCTGTTTTAGGATCGCTCATGGTTCCGATTACTCGTTCCATAAAGTGTTTACTTTGTTCCGTAATGTTTATGCCCTCTGATGTCTGAAGTCCAATCACTTTTTTCTGAATATCTTCATGCAATTTGTAATAGTTTTCAAAACCTGACAAAGACGAAACCATTCCATTTTGCACAGAATTTTTATACGTTCCAAAAATTTCAAATTTCTCAGGGTCATTATACTTCATCTGCCTGAAATCCGCAAGACTTCCAGCATCTTCTTTCAGCACTTCCCTGTACCGTTCGTACTGGTTCGAATCAATCTTAGCATTCCGCATCATCTCCGGCGTATAGCGTGCGTTCTGCTGTTTCGTGTTGGTAGCTACCTTGCCCAGTCCGTCCTGATAAATTCGTTCACGCTGTTCCAGAAGTCCCATCTTCTTGCTGAACTGCTTATACTCGTTCAGCTGTCCCTGGTACTTTGCTTTTTCCAGCATGATGTCATCCTTGTCAGCTCCTGCCTCTTCCAACAGCCGAATCTTCTGACGCTGGGCACGCATGGCGGTCTCCATCTTCCTCTGCTGCTGGGTCTGTTCGTAGGCATTGAGCTGCTTACCGTTCCATTCTTTTGTCTGGGCTTCCCTTTTGTTCTGCTCTTCCAGCCAGTCATCCGGATAGAGACGTTCTGAAATGCCAGGAATGAATGGGTGGAACGTATGCCGGCAGTTGGCACCACACAATCCTGTGACGGTTCCGTATCCGCAGACCGTCCGCAGTTCTTCCTTA